CAGCGCGCCGGAAATGATCAGGACTTCGGCGCAGCGGTCGCGCAGTCGGCCGCCAGCGTCACCGACGCCAGCATCACCCGTCGCCGCGTTATCGAACTGCGCGCAGAAGGGCAGGGCGATATCGCCGCCTGCCGTGATCGCGTGCGCTGGGAGGCGGCCTACCGCGCCGGCAAGAGTTACCAGACGACCTACACCGTGCAGGGCTGGCGCCAGGCCGATGGTTCGCTGTGGCTGCCGAATCAGCGGGTACCGGTGCGCGACGGGGTAATGGGTTTCGATCTGGAGATGCTCATCGCTGAAGTTGAGTACAGCCAGAGCGAGGCGGGGACGATCGCCACGCTGACCGTGGCGCCGGTGGCAGCGTTCGAGCTGCTGCCCGAGGTACCCAAGCCCAAGGGCAAAAAGAAGAAGGGCAGCGGGGGCTTCTCCCTGCAGCCCGGTGAAACCCTGGTGGAGTTCAACTGATGCGCAGCATGCGACGACTCAGCGAAAAGATGCAGCGGGGCCTCGGTAACCTGCTTGCCCGTGCGGTGCTGGCCGGCGTGCAGCAGAACCGGCTGCAGTCCCTGCAGCTGCAACTGCTGGCCGGCGAGGTGAAAGACGGCGTCGAGCTGTTCGAGCCTTACGGGCTCACCGGTCATGCGCTGCCGGGGGCGGAAGCAGCGGTGGCCTTCATCGATGGCAGCCGCACCCACGGCATTGCCTTGGTGCAGACCGACCGGCGCTATCGCCCCGTTGACCTGGCGCCTGGCGAGGTGGCCCTGTTCAACCACGAGGGCACCTGTGTGGTGCTGCGTAACGGCGGGCGCATCGAGATGACCGCCGCCACCGAAGTGGCTATCCAGACCGGTCGGCTTGCGCTGACGGGCGATCTGGCCGTCACGGGCAATACCACCTTCACCGGCACCGTGAGCGCGAACGGCAAGCGCATCGACGAATCGCACCGCCACCCCGGTGACAGCGGTGGCACTACGGGGGCCGTGCTATGAGCTTCGACTTCCCGCTGATCCTTGATGGCGCCGGCCGCAAGCTGCAGGACACGCGCCTGGCCAAGGCCATCATCAACAGCCTGTTTTCCTGGGCTCGGGCGCGCCCCGGCGATGAGCTGCCTACCCCGGAAAGCTCGAGCATGGGTTGGTGGGGCGACAGCTATTCGCCCGTCACCGGGGATCGGTTCGGCTCACGCCTCTGGCTGCTGAGTCGTGAAACCCTCACCGCCGCGACCGTTGCCAAGGCGCGGGATCTGGCGCGCGAGGCGCTTGCCTGGCTCACCGAAGATGGCCTGGCCGTCCGCGTCACCGTAGAGGCCGAACGCATCGGCAATGACACATTGGGCATGCGCGTGCTGATCGACCGGCCGGACGGGCAACGCCTGGACATCCGTTTCGCTGACATCTGGAGTGCAATCCGTGGCTGAAACCAGTTTCTCTCGCCCAACCATGGCGATGCTGGTCGCGCGACAGCGCACCGACCTGCTGAGCCGGCTCGACCTCTCCGATGTGCGCCGCGACGATGCCGAAGTCTTCGCCCGGGTGCAGGCCGAAGGGCTCAATGGGCTCTATGCCTACCTGGAATGGCAGGCAGAACAGTACCTGCCTGACCTGGCGGCGCAAGGCGGCCTCGAGCGCTGGGCGCGACTGCTCGGCTTGTGGTACGCGCCGGCCCGCGCCGCGACCGGCGAGCTCACGGTAACCGGTGTGGTCGGCAGCCAAATCGACGTCGATGCCCAGTGGCAGACCGCGGCCGGTGTTATCTACCGGCCCGTTGATGCGGTAACGCTCACCGCCGCCACCCAGGCGGTGGCAGTCACGGCGGCGGAGGCGGGTGCGGCGGGCAACCTTGCAGCGGGGAATGTGCTGACGCTCATCTCGCCCATTGCCGGTGTTCAATCCCAGGCCGCGGTGGCGGCTGCGGGGCTCAGTGGCGGTGCCGATCAGGAAGAGGTCGAGTCGCTGCGCGCCCGGGTGCTGATGCGTCTGCGTCAACCGCCGCGTGGTGGCAGTCGCGGCGACTACGAAAGCTGGGCGCTCGCCGCCCATGCCAGCGTGACGCGGGCGTGGGTTTACCGCCACGAGCTTGGGCCGGGCACGGTCACCGTTCGGCTGGTGTGCGATCGCCTGGATGATCCGATACCGACCGCCGCGGTGCTTGAGGCAGTGGCCGCGTACATCGAGCAGGTCCGCCCGGTTACGGCCGAAGTCTACGTTGTGGCGCCGGTGGCGGTGCCGGTCGACTTTACCCTGCGCGTCGTTCCGGATACGGCCGCGGTCCGTGCGGGCGTGCTCAGCAGCCTGGCTGATCTGATGCGGCGTGAGTCCGAACCGGGCGGCACGCTGCTGCTGAGCCACATCAAGGAAGCGATCAGCCAGGTGGCCGGCGAAACCGACCATGTGCTGAGCGCACCCGCTGCCGACGTGGTGCTCGGTGCCGGCGAGTTTGCGGTGATGGGAGCGATCACATGGCTATGAGCAGTGAAGACTACCGGCAGCAGCTCACGGCGCTGCTTCCGCCTGGGCCGGCCTGGGAGCCGGAAGTCGATGCCTTTCCCGAGGCGCTGCTGGCGGGCTTCGCCACCGGCCTGGCGGCGGCCCATACGCGCGCTGATGAGCTGGTGAACGAAGCCGACCCGCTCACCGTGCATGAGCTGGTTCCGGATTGGGAGCGGGTGATGAACCTGCCCGATGCGTGCCTGGGTCCGTCCCCTACGCTGGAGGACCGCAAGCGCGCCATACGTCAGCGCTTCGCCGAACTCGGCGGCCAGACCCCGGCGCGGTACGTGCAGATTGCGGTCAGCCAGGGCTACGCCAATGCCCGAGTGGTCGAGCGTCGCGCCCCTCGCTTCGGCCGCGCCCGCTTCGGCCGTTCGCACTTCGGCACCTGGGCGCAACAGCATATGTGGACGTTGTATGCCGGCGAACGCCTGTCAGGCGGCCGCCGCTTCGGCGTCAGCTACTGGGGCGAGCGCTTCGGCGCCAACCCGGCCGCCGCGCTCGAATGCCTGATCAGACGCGCCGCCCCGGCGCACACCCTTGAAACCATTCAATACGAAGAGGCGCCCTGATGGATTACCCGAAGAGTGTGCCGGGCGTTGGCCTGGTCAATAACCAGTTTGTCGACGAAGACCCGGTGAACGGCACCCCCGGCTCGCTGATTCCGGCGAAGTGGGGCAACGACGTGACGAAAGAAATGCTGGCCGTGATTCAGGCCGCCGGCCTGGAGCCCAGCGAAGAGCAGCAAGACCAGCTGCTAAAGGCGGTGCGCAAGCTGCGCGGCGGGGCGGTCAATTTCGGGCTGTGGCAATTCAGCGCCGCCGGTGGCAATCCCGCAGCCGGCCGCGTGACCCTGAATAATGGCGACCCGGCCCTGGCTTCGGCGTTGCTGATTGCTGAAAGCAGCGCCGAAGCGCTGGACTACTCGCCAAGCCTGGGCATGCTGCGCGCTGGCGATACGGTAAGCCTTCAGGAGCGCGACGCGCTGGTCGTTTCGCACCGTTTCCGCGTGACCGGCCCGGCTGTGGATCACGGCGCTTATCGTTCCATCCCGGTCAGCTATGTGAGCGGCAGCGGCGGTGCGCCTGCGGTTGACGCGATGCTGTCGGTGCTGCTGACGCAAGCCGGCGCTTCCGACGCGGCGGTGCCGCTGTTTTCGGTGCAGTGGTGGCCGAGCCGCGCGTCGATTCCGGCCGGCTATGCCCCGGTCGATGGCCAAGCGCTGCCGCGCGCTACCTTCCCTGATGCCTGGGCGGGGATTCAGGCCGGCAACGTGCCTACGGTGGCCGAAGCTACCTGGCAGGCGACCCCGGCCGAGCGTGGCAAGTACACCGTAGGCGACGGCGCGTCGACCTTCCGCCTGCCGGACTACAACGGCAAGGCGGCGGGCTCGCTGGGGGCTGTGTTCCTGCGCGGTGACGGAGCGCTTTCGGAAGCGGTGGCAGGCGCGATTCAGCTCGACGCATTCCAAGGCCACCACCACAACATCACCTCCAGCAACGGGAATGGTGACGCAGCGGCTGGCCCTGATCGCCAGACA